TGTACCATGTATTGTGATGGTGATGATTCTCTTTTCTTTTGTGAGAGACACATGCGAGATGAACTTGCCATGACGCTGACAAGTGAAGCCACTCGCATAGGGCACGTACTAAAAGTTGAGTCAACTGATTGTTTCGAACAAATAAGATTTTGTCAATGCTACCCATTGCGCACAGTCAATGGGCTTGTGATGATTCGAGACGTAGTTAGAACATTGAGTCATTGGTATGTGTCGGACAAGTGGAGTTATGGAGAGAAAGGATACATGCGATTACTTGGAACTATTGCCTTAGCTGAAGCCAAGCTGAATGCTGGTGTGCCAATCGTTGGACCATATTTCAAGATGCTTAGCGAGGTATTACCAACCAGGGCAGGGGCTCTGAAATCATATGATGCGGAAACGTATTTTCGTTACAAGTACTTGGCGTATGATGTTACGTCAAATGTCGTAACAGATCAAGCAAGGAACAGTTTCTATACAACCTACAATATCTCACCTAATGAACAACTGCAATTAGAGAGTGTAATTCAAAGCCCACCGGCGTACGGCACTCTACTTGAGCAATCAGATATGATTTGAGGGATACAAATCGTACAGTTGTTGTGTTAGGAGCCACACCACACATGACGGATGTGTAATCACAGTTGGGCGGCTGTGGGCTAGTGGTGCAGTCAACTCATTAAGTGTATGTCAATAGTTATTTGGCGTGGTTATCAGTAATCTTAGGTAGGTATTGACGCCAGCTTCGGCAAATAGCGGGTGGTGGAGGGTGATCGCCATTGAAGCCATCCGAGAGCACCATGGTTGCTGTGTGATTAACTGAAATTCATGAACTAGCTTGTGAGTGAGTAAAGCGGGGAATTTAACTTGATTTGCGCGGTGTATTCCTGAGGTACGCCTGGCCATGATCGTTGTACCCAAGGTCTGCGTGTTTGGCACCAGCTTGATTGCTCACATGTTTGGGGATTGTTGGGATGTGAAGTTGACCACGATACACCTTATACGACGTGACACGAGATTGGGCTTGAGGAGTTACAAGCACACAACAGTGCTTTTACCTAGCTGTTGCGTATTAACTTCATGATGTCCGGTGTTTATTCCATCTATCTACCGGAGCGTGGTGCTGGTCCACGCTTGATGGGGGT